CACTCGTACAGCCGCTCGATGGCCGGGACAAGGGTCCCGGTGATGAACTCCGACATCACCTCCATGGCCTTCTCGACCTTCGGGCCGATCCAGTCGGCGAAAGTCTGCACCGCCGGGATGATGCGGTTCTGTAGCAGCGGCATGAACACGTCAGCGAACCACGACATGATGGGGATCATGGCGTCACGAAACATGCCCTGCGCGGACCTCTTAAGGTCCTCCCACCCGTCGGTGAACCGCTCGGCGCTAGCGACCGCGTCCTCGTCCATGACGATGCCAAGCTCGTGGGCCTTCTCGGCAGCCTCCTCCATGGTGAGCGACCCGTCCTCCAGGGCGGGCATCAGCTCGCGGGCCATCTTGGTGCCGAACACTTCGGCGGCGGCTGCGGAGCGTTCGGCCGGTTCCTCGATGTTCATCAGCGAGGTGACGGTGTCGCTCATCACCTCCTCTGTCGAGCGCAAGTTCCCTTCGTTGTCGCGCAGACGAACGCCGAGCCCCTCGAACGCTTCGGCGTACTTGCCGGTCCCATCGGCGGCGTCACCGATGCGCTGGTTGAGGCGGCCGACGGCCCGCTCCATCTGGTCGTGAGACAGGCCGTTCTGCGACGCCCAGTACTCCATCTCCTGGTAAGCGTCGGTGGTGATGCCGAGCTTCGATGCGCCCTTGGCGATGCGATCGCCCGCCTCGGCGACCTTGGTGGAAGCGGCGAACGCGGCCACGCCGAGACCGGCCACGATGCCAGCACCGGCAGCCACGCCCTTGCCGACGTTCTTGACCACCCCGCCGAACTTCGACAAGCGGGTCTCGCCGTCCTTCAGGCCCTTGCCGAACTCCTTGGAGTCGGCCAGCAGCGACAGCTTGAGGGTGCGGTTACCTGCCATCTAGTCGCTCCAGGACCGCACCGAGCGGAGCACGGCAGCTTCCCAATCGCGGGCAATCTGGGGCTGCCTGTCGCGCAGGGCGGGGTAGATGGTGTAGCCGAGGTTGCCTCGGCCGAGCTTGGGGGTGCGGGGCGGGAACCGCCACGAGTTCGGGCCGACCTCGTTGGCACCGAACTCCGCGCCGTACAGCACCTCGGTGCCCTGCGGGCGGCCAGACACGCCTAGTCGGGCCTTCTTGCCGACCTGGACGATGGGGATGCGGTCCTTCTTGGCGCGGACCTGGGGGGCGAGCTGCTGGACACGTCGGTCCTGCCAAGACGCCATCGCGGAGCGCACCGCCTGGGCGTGCCCGTCGGTGACGCGCTGGATCTCGGCGCGCAGCTCGGCCTGCGCTTCCTTCGGGAGCTGACGGAGGACGCGCAGGGTGGCGTTCAGGTCGTCGACGACGCCCTGCCCGAACCCGAACGCTTCGTCTGTCATCGGTTGCGTTCCTCCCACAGTTCCAGCAGGGTGTTGATCGTCGCGGTGTCCTGTGCCTGCATCCAGCCGGGGTCGATGCCGGTCGCGAGGGCAAGTTCCAATAGCAGCCGGGTCAGGGACCCGGCGGGGTAGGGTCCTCGTCCACCGCCACGTCAGGGTCGATCCAGGCGACACCGTCGAGCCAGCGGTCGAGCTTGGTGTGCTCGGTGCGTCCCTCACGCTTCAGGGCGTAGAACGCCAGGTGCGCGAAGTCGTCCAGGGCCGCACCCGTGGACAGGTCGGACAGCCGCGAGTCGGTGGCACGCTCCCACCGGACGAAGTCCGGGGCGATGGCCTCGACCTTGACGGGGTCGTCCTGGCCGACGTAGTACACGTCAAGGGGGAGGTTGCGGATCATGACGTGACCGGCGCGCGGGTGATGTCCTTGGACACGTCCAGGGCCAGCTCCACGGTGACCTGGGTCACGTCCGGCGCTTCACCGCCCGCGTCCGGGTGGGCAGGGAACACGTAGCCGGACCACTCCTCGTCGCCGTGGATGAACGTGAACGGCAGGGACACGTCCGGGTTGCCGGCGGCGGCGTCGTCCAGGGCCTCGCACAGCGACCCGGTCTCGCCCCAATCGGAGTACATCGTCACCGACAACGACCCTTCGGTGGTGGTCGTCTTCCACGTCGGGCCGGACAGCGTCTCGTACCGTTCGCGGTTCAGGGTGCGGGCGAGCACCACGGAGGACGCCTGCGCGTCGTAGTCGTCGGAGTCGATCTCAAGGGAGAGATCGCGGCCGGTCTGGAGCACGGTGGACATCTCAGTCCTCCTCGGGGTCGTCAGGTTCGATGGGGGTCACGTCGATCTGAAGGGTGGTGGACACCTGGATGTCGGTCTCCAGCACGTCGGTCGTTCCGACGGTGGTGACCCCGGGGCGGGTGACCGTGCCGACCTGCCAGCCGGACGGGAGCGCCCCGACGACCGAGATCGCCATCCGCTCGGCCCGGTCCAGCCCGCCTGCGTTGTCGGTCAGGGTTGCGAGGCAGTGGATGCGGAACCGAACGGTGGTCCGCACCGGGTCGCGGCCGATGGTGGCCGGTTCCATGTACGGCTCGTCGGGGACGATGACCACGGCCGGGACGCCGGGGGCGGCGGGTACGTGCGGGTACACGTTGACGCCGGGGACGGCCTGGCGCAGCAGCGCGGCGAGTTCCTCGCGGAGCAGCCGCAGGCTGGCGGGAAGCTCACTCATCCGACCTGGCCCTCCACGTCCATGTACGGGCCAAGGAGGCCGGACACCTTGCCGAGCATGGACCGGCCGAGCCGGTACGGCGACGGGGTGAAGTCGGCGGCCTGCATCTGCCCGCCGGGGGCGACCCGGTGCTGCCAGAGGTCAACCGCGATGGCCAGCGCAGCCTCGCGGACCGGGGCAACGTCGGCGTAGCCGCCCTCACGTTCAGCGAGGTAGGGGTGGAGCAGCTCGGACGCGGCGTCACAGACGCGCTCGTAGACCTCGACCTCGTACAGCGGGTTGCCGTCGAGGTTGAGGACGCTACGAAGCTCGGTCACGTCAACGAGCTGCTCGGCCATGATGCCTCCAGGAGCCTGCCGGGCCGGTGGGGGGGGTCACCGACCCGGCAGGAGCGATCAGGTGGCGGACGACAGGCCGACCTTGCGGATGGCGTTGGCGTAGGGCGCGAAGCAGGCGACGTAGCCGTACACGCCCCACTCCCACTCCATCGTGCCGACCTGGGCGGCCCGGATCGTGACCGGCGCACCGGCAGCCTGGTAGTAGCGCACCGCCATCGACGGGAACACCAGCTTGGTGGCGGCGGGGGCGTTGTAGTTCACGAAGGAGCGAAGGCCCTCGATGATGCCGGTCTCGTTGGTGGCCAGCGACGTGCCCGACGTGTTCTGCATCCCGTAGCCGGGGTACAGCGGACGTTCCACGCCGTCCTCAAGCTCCAAGTAGTCCTGCCACGAGTCGTTGGACAGCAGCAGGTGCTCGGGACGCTGCCGGACCACCGGAGCGGAGTCGCCGATGGCCTTGATGGTCGCGGCCCGAAGGTCAGCGGCCTCGGAGTCCTGACCGGCGGCGACCGCCACGCCCAGGGCGTACTTGTCGGTGGTCTGCGCCCACGCCTCGGCGAGCTGGACAAGCTGGTCCTGGATCAGCGACGGGTCGGTGCGGTCGATGGCCTCGACGGTGGCGATCTGGCGTTTCTTGAAGGTCACCACGCTCACCTCGGTCTCGGTGAAGGTGACCTTGTCGGCCTCGTTCTCGTCGCCCTCGTCCACCTGGATGAAGTCGCCGACCTTCGTGCCGCGCACCGGCACCTTAAACGACATGCCCGAGGCGGGCAGGGTGCGGGTGTCGATGCGGTCGATGAACGGGCGGCGCGAGTCGATGATGCCGATGATGTCGCGCATCTGCGGGGTGGGGACGATGCCGCCCACGTCGCCGGTCGTGGTCGGCTCGACGGTCGGGGCGTTGGCGTGGACGCGAAGGAGGTCCTCTGAGTCGCGGTTGCCCGACCCGGCCAGGATGGTGTGTCGGATTAGCTCACCGGCCGTCAGCTTCTTCGGTGCGCGGTCACGAACCTGCATCTGGACGGTGGCGGGGGCGGTGGCTTCCACCTCGGTGTGCTCCTGTGCGGTGGCGGTGACCTCCTCGGTCACGGCCTCGGTGTGCTCTGGCATCGGTGCGGCCTCCTCGGAGGTTTCGGGATCGGACTCGGACGCGGCCACGTCGGTGACCCGCGCATCGGTGAACGCAGGCCGAACGACCAGCGACACTTCCTCTAGCTCGGCAGCGGTGACGGTCATCGACCCGTCGCTGCCGTCCTCGTGGGCGGTGACACGCACACCCACGGAGAGGCCGTCGCGCAGCCCGTCGGCAGCTTCGATCAGCGCGTCGGCCCCGGCAGTGGTGGCCGACACCCGGAAGGTGCCGACGATGCCGTCGTCGCCGTGGGCGAGCTGCACGGCCTTACCGATGGGGCGACGCTGATCGTGCTCCAGCAGCAGCTTCACGTTGTCCAGGTCGTAGGTGAGCGCCCCGGCGGTGAACTGGACCGGTCCTACCGAGGTGTTACCTGCCACGCCGTAGGGCACGACCCTTCCGGTGATGGTGCGACGATCGGTGTCGGTCGCTTCGATGTCGACAGCGAAGTTGAGGTGGAGATCAGCCACGGGTTTCCTCCTGTGAGCCGCGCGGGGTGAGCGCCTCCATCGCGCGGGCCTCGGCCACGTCGATGACGCCCTGGTCGAGCAGCATCCCGAGCACCTCGGCGCGTTCGCGTGCGTCGGCGCGTAGGAAGTCAGCCAGGTGGAACCGCACCACCGTCGTGCCGGGGTCGATGTCGACCATTGACAGGCGCTGCTCGATGGCAGACAGGAACGGGCGCAGCGAGTAGTCGACCAGGGTGCGACGCTCGGCGGTGACGTTGCTGTAGGTCATCGACCCGCCCGTTTCGGCACCGACGAAGTAGGCAGGGATGTTGCACGCGCGGGCCAGCTCGACCGCCAGGTGCTGCCGCGCGTCGACCAGTTGCAGATCGGACGGTGAGTAGCCGACGGTTTCCAGGTCGATGGCTTCGTTGAGGTAGCCGACACTGCCGTCACGGCGTGCCGATTTCCATGCAGCGATCAGCGCCTGGCGGCGTTCGGGAGGGAGGTCCGCGCCCTTGTTCTTGAGGATCGCGGCGGGCAGCGGCTCATCGGCGTAGGTGCGGGCGGCACGCTCCAGAGCGAGCGCGGTGAGGATGGTGCGACCCGCACGGGTCAGCAGGCCTTCGTCGAGGCCGTGGAAGACGGTGAGCGAACCCGCCCCGGTGTCGGGCACCCTGGCACCGTCGACCTCCCAGTGGGTGATCGTGTAGCCGTCGTCCGAGGTGGAGTATCCGACGCGGGCAGGGTCGATGCGACGGAACCGTGCAGGCCTGCCGGTGTCGCGGTAGGCCTCGGTGGCCTGCCAGTAGGCCACCCCGTGGAACAGCAAGTCCTCGACCGTCCACACGAGGGTCGTCGAGCGGGGGGTGTTGCGGTCGGGTTGTGTCAGCCACGGCGGCGCGTCCGCTTCGGCACCGTCCACGGTCAGCCGCTTCAACGGCAGCTCAGAGATCGTGCCAGCCAGGAGGTTGCGGGCGCGCGCCACGGTTGGGACCTGCATCGCCTGGGCGCGGGTGGCGACCGTGATGTCACCGTCGAGGGACGGCCATTGGAGCGACGACGGCCACCATCCCGACACCCAGGCGGGATGGATCGGCTCGGACGCGGTCACGTCCGAGCTTGCAGCACCCAGGAGGTTCGTGAGCAGACCCATGCAGGCTGTGTGCCACGGTCACGTTGTGGACAGCAACCGCAAGCGGTCGGTCTGCGCGATATGCGCGATATGCGCGGGTGTGTAGCTGGCGCTATCGCCTCACCACATCGGGCCTACTGGGGCGTTCCGAGAGCTACGCATCCGCCGCGTTGCGGGCAGGGATGTCGATGTCGTCTTCTCCGTGGTCGCAAAGCGGGCAGGTCTGCACCTCTCGGTGGCTCCAGTGGACGCAGCAGCAGAACGCGCAGAGTCCATTGCGTCCGCATGTCTTGCAGGCCATGTCGTCCTCCTGGTGGGTCTAGCGGGCATCGAGCAGGGACCACAGACGCTTGTCCGGTTCCTCGACTGGCATCCAGTCGCCTGCAAC